TAAGTTTCTAATGGGTAACAATAACAAATACACTCACGCTGCGATCTGGAACTTTTTGGAGGCTAATCTATGAAGATTAACAGATTATTTACATTTGATGTTTCTTTGATTACAGATTTAAATAATAAAATTAGAAGAGGTTCGCGATCTGCATATGTCAATGATGCTGTCGCAAAGGAATTGTATAACGAAAACCCGGCAACAATAAAAGATTCTAGTTCGGGAAGAATACTAGCAGAACTTCGTACAAGAGAAGATGTTTCAGATTTTCTAAAGAAAGCAATCGAACTGGAGATGAAAACAATATGAAGTGTTTCAAGTGTGGATCTAAATGTATTACAGATTACATTAAACGAGACTATGATACAGATGTTATCATTGCAGTACAGAAAGTCTGTACTGTTTGTGATTGGCGTTCTCACCCAGTTAAGATACCCGAAACTATTCGTTAATGCCTGTCCTGGATCGTGCGATTCTTTCAGCAGTTTCAAAAGCACCATAGGAGAATTGTCCTACTATACCAGTGTAAGGAATAGATGCCTTAGCGAAATCGCTAGCGTATGAAAGAAACTCAACACCACCAGCACCCGCAACAGGCATCTTCGACTCCTCTCTAGCATCAATCCTTTCTGCTAACCCTGCATAGTAGTTCTCGTTTTGATTGGCTGCTTGGTATGCAGCATCTTTCATAACCCTCATAGGAGTTCTTTCAGCCATTGCCTTTCTGCGATCAGCCTTCCAATCCTCGTATGATTGGGGCTTCATGCTGTTCTGCCACCTTCTGGAGTTGAGTTCATTGCATTAGCAACTCTAGTTAGATACTCACCTTCAGAGAAGTTAGGGTCTTTACATAAGAACTCGACATTTACAGGAGGCCACCATCTTTGTGTAGTTCCTACATTACTTACATTAGTGAAAGTCAGTGCTCCTAAATCTGCGAATGATTGGCTATAATCAATAATTACTCTGTAACAATGAAGTCCCGGTCCTGTAATAGAATCCATAGATCCCCAAGAAGTAACAGAGGCCAAGGTAGGCATTCCGATTAACTCGTTAATTGGTGATGCTTCAGTCAGTTGGCCATTTGTTTTTGTAGCAGCATTTTCCAATCCCTGGTTATACATTCTTTTCTCTGCATAGATTGTTTGTGCTTTGTTTGGCCATCCAGAGTTTAATCCTTCGATGTTATCTCCGTTGCTTAATGCCTCGGCACGATCTAATCCCATCTGTCTAAAATCTGTTAGTACTTGAGAAATAGCGTCTCCAATGTTAGTATTGTTAAGGGGCCGAGTAAATACAAAAATATATTCTTCTATTTGGTCAAAACTATTTCCATCTAGAGAAAAGCCTAGAGGAACTGGTGAAGTTCTTTGGACAGACAAGTTGATTGGTTGCATTACTTCATTTTCTTTTGTCATAAAAGAAAGGTCAATCAATTGGTACTGAATGAATGAACCTGCTAGTCTATCTGCAAAACCACCAACACTACCGGACCAAATGATCTGGTCGACACCATTCCTATTGTATTGCACAAATGTAGGCGTAATAGAATCTACTTCTCTTTCAACAATAGTATTAACAGGTCCAAAGTCCACATCAATCAATCTAGTATCTTTGTCTATGATCCGTGCCATCATCTTCACCTCTTTCCTTTAGCCTTCTGTGCTCGCTTGTAGGCTCTTGACATCTTTGCGAGGTCAAGCATTCCCTTTCGCTTTCCAGACTTAATTCTAACTTGATTCGATTTCTTCCCAATGTACTTCTGCCAAGCCGACTTAGTAACATTACGAGCCTTCTTAACACCAGAACGAACAACATCTCCACCTGCCTTTACTGCTTGTTTGCGTGCTTCTTTCTTAGCACCTTCTACAAACAGTTCTCGCAACTCATCAAGAGTGCCTTCCACTTTTACCAAGTAGAACACCTCAAGCGACATTGCCTGTCTGTGTAAGAACTAGAGCCATGTAGTCCTTTGCAGATGGGCGTACGATGCGGCCTTTGATGCGAAGTGTAAAAGCTAGAGTTCCTGCACTAGATTCATTTCTTAGCCATAGTGTCTTTGAAACGATTAGAGGGGTTATTGAACTGAATGATTCTTGGTGATACATTGCTAGGTTAGACAAGTCAAAGGTTTGACGAGCAACATACAATGAACTACGATCAGAATGTGAAACAAAGTCTTGAATGTTTGAATCTGCTAGTTGGAATAAACATTCTGTATCTGCTGGGAATGCTTGAGTTGGATCTAGAACTATGTCGAGTTCGTGAATCTCGAACGCCTCGTTGTCGGCGATGTCTACATAATCGGTCATATCTAGTGCTGAATTGTCTGCTGATGTATCTGCTGCTGTCAAAATATAAATCTCGAAGTCTCTGGTAAGTGCTTTTGCCATGATGGGATGTCCCACACTACAGACTATAAACTAATTCATTTCCTTATCTTGAACATCTAGGCCGTGCTTGGCGGGATTTTTGGGGCGCAGCCACACGAATCTAAGCCACCTCCAACCCTTATCTTGAGATAGTTATATAACTAAAAGCCAGTTAGGGTAAAATATGGAGCCAACAACTACCATCCAACTATTGAGAACGATACGCCCTTGTTGTGGGAAGTTCGTCGAAGGAACTTGCAGTTGCAAGGAGGAAGAAAAATGAGGTCTTTTGACTTTCAACCGGGCGATGGATCTAGATATTTTATCCAGTTATTTGAATCTGAACATGGCGGTATATTTGTTATCAATCATGAAGAGTCAATATGGCGTTATCACAAAGGAGATTGCCTTAAGTTTCTAATGGGTAACAATAACAAATACACTCACGCTGCGATCTGGAACTTTTTGGAGGCTAATCTATGAAGATTAACAGATTATTTACATTTGATGTTTCTTTGATTACAGATTTAAAT